CATTGTGCAAAATTTTGCACATTGCTCTGCTCTCCTCCACTCGTGTCGCCACCGCGCCGCTCGCCAACCTCCTCTTCCAAGAGGCGCCCGATCGCCACCCTTTCACTGGACCGGAAGCCACGCAAATTATTTTCAGACCGTTTGCCTCGCCGCCGCCTCTATAGGTGTATGGGCACGAAAACAACCACGCTGAAAAACGGTACGCGGGCGAATGCCATTCCGGAGTGGCGTTTACAGCTTGGGTAGCGCCTTTCACGATCAACAAGAAAAAAAACGGCACCAAGGCCGACATCATCACCGCGAGCCGCGCAATAGCGGCCAGCCAACTGGAGGAACCACAATGCATCACGATAATGACAATCAGGCTCGGAAAACCACCGCAGCGCTCCCGCTCGCAATCCGTCTCGCTCGAGCCGGCAGGAAGGAAGACCTGAAGCGCCTCGTCGGTCACGGCAGGGTCGCGGTCGTGCCGACCTGGTTGAGCACGGAGGGTGGCTTGCCTGATGAGGCCAGCAAGCCACTTGTTGATCGCGTGGACGAAATGCGGCCGTCGCCAGAAGAGATGGTTCGGCTCGCTGCGAAGGACGCTATCCTTGCCCGCAACGGCTATGGTCCTATCACCGCCGCGGAGCTTGATGCGCCGATGCGAGCCCGCCTACGATATTCCAACGGTGTTATACCGAATGGCGCGGTCCGATAATCGCTGGCATGGCACCGCTGAGCTATTCCGACAACCGAAAGGCAAGCGCCGAAAGCCGGTGCAGGAACGGATAGACGATAACGCACGACATCTTGCTATTCGCGGGAGCAGTACTTTTCCGGAACGCTGTCAACGCAGCGCCACACCGAGCCATGGCGAAGATTTCCGCCGCATGCGGGCAGCTCACTGGGTGCAGGCAATGGGCGTTGCGAATGATAATGCTAGGATTGATATCGATCGCGCAGGCATCGGCAGTCGGCACTCATTTGACGAGGCATGGCGTAATGCTGGACTTTATCCTGCCTGTCGGATTCCGCGGCACGTCACGGCGATGGCGAAGGGCGCTGAATTCATGGCCTACCGCGTTTACTCTAATCCGCGTGCCATGCAGGGCGGTCCAGAAGGCGGCCACGATCTTGTTGAAAGGCAAATGGTTGACACTATTGACGCGCCGCGGGTCGACGCCGCGCTGGGTGAACATGCTAAATTATTGGACATGAGTATTGCGGGTATGTCGACGCGCGAAATTGGCATCCAGTTGGGCTTTGGCGATACAAAGCAGGGAGAGCGCAAGGCTGTGTCCGCCCAGGACGCGGCGTTGCAGGCGTTGGCAGATGTCGAAGCGAAGTTGGCGGCGTAACCCTCGAGCTAGGTACGAATTCAGCATCAACGGTCAGAAATTGAGTCGGATCGGCTGATTGGCGTCCCTCGTCGTTGGTGTGGGACCGTATTGTTTTGAGGGCCAGTGATGCGGCCTCGTTCCTCGTGAAACTAGCGCTGGTTCAACTCCAGCGCACTTCTTTTCCTGCGGCGTCACGGATGTACTGACGCAGCACCATTTCCCGGCATAGCCGGATGCCCGCGCACATTGCGCGTTTTTAGCACCCTAACTTTCAACAAACCGAAACCGGAGGTCGGAATGCCCGACGATCACTATCGCCTGCCGAAATGGTGGGACAATCCACGCTTCTGCCTCACCGAAATGGCGAAGATCGCCGGCGTCCCGATCGCAACCATTAGCTTATGGCTAACGCTCGCCCGCGCCACTGGCCTCGAGGTTGGTGATACCGACCTGTCGCGACCGCTTTACTCGGCTCGCCAACTCTTTGCGCTGGCCTTGCTATCGCGCTTGCATAGCAGACGTGTTCGCGTCAATGCCAAGATCGTCGCGGCTGCTTTTGATTACGTCGCGCGGCATAAAGACTCGTTACCGCAGAACGCAATATGGGCTGTCTATGACGAAGATGGAGTTGCCCTGAATGTGCAGGCATCGCTCGCGTTTTCGGGCGTTCAGCATTTCTGCTACGAACCGCGCGTCATATAATGTTCGAACGTTTCAAACGCCTCTTCCAACGCAGCTACGACGGCGCCGGTAGCGGCAGACGTTGGCGCGGGCAGTCTGAGATGCCGCTTACGCTAAGCGCGATGCATGCCGCCCGTGGCCCGCTGGCGAGGCGGGCGCGATACCTTGCCGGAAATAATGCGCTTGCGGCTTCCGGTGTTGAAGCGTGGGTTTCCGCGTTGGTGGGCACCGGCATCAAGCCTCAGAGCGGCCACTCCGATCCAGACGTTCGCGCTGCGTTGAATCTGGCTTTCGAAGCGTGGACTGACGCCGCCGACGCCGATGCGCTCACCGATTTCTATGGGCTGCAAGCTCTCCTAGTTCGCCGCATGGTGATCGACGGCGAGGCGTTTGCTTTGCTCCTCAACACCGATGCCGGTTTTTCCATTCGCCTGATCGACGCCGAACAGGTCGACGCCAGCCTCAACCGGGTGCTCGATAACGGCAAGATCATCCAGGGAATCGAATTTGATTCACGAGGTCAGCGCGCTGCCTATTGGGTTTTGCCGGAAAGGTCGGGTCTGCCGTTCGCGACCGTACAGCAGCCCATCCGCGTCGCCGCAGAAGACGTCATACATTTATTCAAACTCGAAACGCCCGGGCAAGTGCGCGGAATCAGTTGGTTCGCGCCGGTCATCCTGCGCTTGGCTGATTTAGACTCGTGGCGCGACGCTCAGCTCGTCCGCCAGAAAGTCGCGGCAATGCTTGCGGGCTTTGTAACGAGCGTTGATGGCTCTGGCGCACCTTTTGAGGGTGAGCAATCTGGCGCCGCACTGACGGGTGGCCTTGAGCCTGGTACTCTGAAATTCTTAGATCCAGGCCAAGATATTAAGTTCTCTACACCGGCCGGTATTGGCGCGGAAGTGATCGATTTCGCAAAGGTAACTGAGCGAGAGATTGCGGTAGGCCTTGGCCTACCGGCAAGCGTACTGACAGGTGATTTGTCGGACGTCAACTACAGTTCGATCCGGGCCGGCCTCGTGGAGTGGCGTCGCCGAATTGAAGCGATTCAGCACGGCACGATCGCGTTTCAAGCTCTGAGGCCAATCTGGCGGAGGTGGGCTTCAACGGAAGTCTTGAGCGGCCGCGTACAAACGACGGTCAACGCGGCTTTGCCTGTGAAATTCATCAGCCCAAGAATGCAATGGATTGATCCTGCAAAGGACGTGCAGGCAGAGCTTGATGCGATCGCAGGCGGGCTCATGTCCCGACGTGAGGCTGTCACGTCGAGAGGCGCCGACATTGAAGCGCTCGACGCTGAGATCGCGGCGGATAACGAGAGAGCCTCAAGCCTTGGGTTGGTGTTTACGCAACCCGTTCCCGCGCCCGCCAACGATAACGAAACCGCGCCAGCGCCAAGCCGCAAGCGAAGCGGTAAGAAATCATAATCACTGGAGTTATTAATGCCTAAACCGACCGGCCCATTCACACGGGCCGCACCTCTACGCGCTTCTAGCTGGAACGCGGAAGAGTTAACCTTCGACCTTGTGCTTTCCGCAGGCTCACCCGTCGAGCGCGGCGGTTTTGTCGAGATCCTAGACATCGCCGGCGCGACCTGGCCAGAAACTATCCCATTGCTCGATAGTCACCGGCAGGGAAGCCTTTCCGATAACATCGGCGATGTCTTCAATATACGACTCGTAGGCGACACGATCGCCGGTACCGTACGCCTTTCCAAACATTCAGATACAGCCAAGCGGCTCGCCGCTGAACTGTCTGACGGTCGATCCTTTTCAGCGTCGATCGGCTATGCCGTTTCAAAATGGGCTGAAAGCAAGCCCGCTGGCCGGCGAACCCTAACTGCCAAATCTTGGCAAATCCACGAAGTCTCACTCGTTTCCGTCCCTGCCGATCCGGCTGCGGGCATTAGGAGCATTAATAACGTGACCACCGAGAACAACGAAATGACCCGCGCGGCCATCAACTCTGAGATCCGCAGCATCGCCAAAACCGCAAGCCTCGATCAGGCTTGGGTTGATACGCAGATCGATGCCGATGCTACCCTCGATGCAGCGCGTGCTGCCGCGCTGGATGCGATGTCGAAGCGCAGCCCGGTTATTTCCAACATCAGGGTCGGCACAGATCACACCGATCCGGTGGCTATCCGCAGCGCAATGGCCGACGCGCTGGCGCACCGTTTGGCGCCTGGCGCGGTGAAACTTGAGGGCCGTGCTGCGGAGTTTCGCGGCCATCGCATTCTCGATCTTGTTGGTGATCTCGCGGTCGCCAATGGCGAGCGTGTGAATTTGCGTGATCAGGATGGCCTCCTGCAGCGCGCCGTTGGCGCTCACAGCACGAGCGACTTTCCTTTGCTCTTGGCCGGTGCCGCGAACAAAGCGCTTCTGGCGCAATATCAGGTTGCCGCTCCGACATATCGAAAGTGGGCCGCGCGCAAACCGTTTACGGATTTCAAGGAGCATTCGTTCCTCCGCGTTGGCGACGTCCCGGCATTCACTGAGATCAACGAAAGTGGTGAGACTAAATACGGCACGATCTCTGAAAACGCTGAGAAAGTTCGCGCGAAGGAGTACGGCACGGGTATCGCCATCGGTCGACGCGCGTTGATTAATGACGATCTCTCAGCCTTGTCTGACTTCAGCTCTGGCATCGCAATCCGCGCTGCTAATGATGAAAACAGACTTGCTTACGGCGTGCTTGCTGCGAATGCAGTCCTATCTGATGGCGTTGCTCTGTTCCATGCGACGCACAAAAACAAGGCGGCCTCGGGCTCGGCTATCGACGCCACAAGCATCGGTGCAGCGGTTGCTGCTCTCCGTGCGCAGAAGAGCCTCGACGGCATGGTGTTGAACTTGCAGCCCTCGTATTTGGCTGTCGGTCCTGCGTATGAAGTAGCCGCCCGGCAGATCCTTGCGGCCGTGAATGCAACGAAGGCCAGTGATGTTAATGTGTGGAGTAACCTCGCTGAACTCGTGGTCGACGCAAATATTACGGGCAACGCTTGGTATTTGTTTGCTGCGCCAGCGGCAGCTCCTGTTGCGGTTTACGGCTACGTCGCCGGTTCGGAAGGCCCGCAGGTTCGCACCGAACGGGACTTCGACACGCAGGCCATCAAGGTAGCCGCGTCGCTCGACTTCGCGGTAGGCGCGATCGACTTCCGCGGCGCTTATTCGAACGCTGGCGCGTAATGACCATCACTGAACTTCAAGACCAAAGGGCCGCGCTTGTCGCGGCCCTCGGAGGCGGCGAGCTACGCGTTGTCATTCAATCGGCCGGAGCACGACGAGAGGTCGAGTATCGCTCCATTGCGGACATTGAGCGTGCCATCGCAGCAATTGATCGCGAGATCGCCGCGAACAGTGGAACGCGCATCAATACGTTTTTGCCGACGTTCAGCAAGGGATTATAAATGCGTAACTACATCTCCCCCGGTGACATCGTCACCGTTCCTGCACCTGCCTCTGTATCATCCGGCGACGGTGTTCTCATTGGTACGCTGTTCGGTATTGCCGTCACAGATGCTGATTCAGGCGATCCCGTCGAGATTAAAACAACCGGCGTGTTCACGTTGCCCAAAGCAAGCGAGCAGGCATGGACCATTGGTGCGGCCATTTACTGGGATGGCGAGGAATGCACGACGGCGGACGGCTCGGGCGCGAATGCCTTGATCGGCAGGACGCTCGCAGTTGCAGCCAACCCGTCCGCGACGGGTGTAGTCCGGCTGGATGCCTAAGCAGCAAGTGAATGATTGAGGGCGGAGACGTTCCACAACGGACCGCCCTCTCTAGGTACATTACGCCTAAGCTGGGCGGCCTCGACTACGCGAATAAGAAATCACCTGCAGCGAGGTTGCTGACGCCAACGATCGTCAGCGAATTACTCGCATCAAAGTGGATGATGCTGTTCGCGCCGGCCACTTCGATGTTCAGGTCGCCAAAATCATCGATGTTATCATAACCGGCGAGATCGATAATGTCCCGCCCTTGTTCAAACTCGGCGGTATCCTGACCGTTCTGAGCGGCGAAAACCAACGTATCAGCTCCGGCTCCGCCGATCATGCTGTCGTTACCAGTTCCGCTCGTTAACCTGTCCTTGCCATCGCCACCATCCAGAATGTTGGCCGATCCACCAAACACGATAAGATGATCATTACCCGCGCCTCCGTTGAGGAAGCTCGATCCGATCGAACCTGACGCAACAGTAGCGGCTAAGACGTCATTTCCAGCGCCGCCATCAAGACGATTCTCCACAATAGAATTGTTTGTAACCGCCGGATCAGGGATAGCCGAAAGAAACGCAGTCAGCTGGTCATCTCCCGCACCTCCATTCAGGACATTCGCGACATTGTAGACATCCAGCCCACGAACTCCCCCGTGAGCTTCAGCGTGGAGATCAGCCGTAAGGCTGTCTTTTCCATCACCCCCCTCGAGCTGATTGATTGCGCGAACAAATCCAACGCCAAGCGCGGTAGAGTCAGCAGTCAGGTTATCATTGCCTCTCCCGCCATCCAGATGGTTGATGACATCCGTAATGGTGTTCTCCCCGTCTGTGGAATGAACCGCCTCAAGGGTGTCGTTGCCATCATCGCCCCACAGCTGGTTGATACCAACCGGCCTGCTACTATTGGAGTCTGTCAAGTTGAAGGCGTGCAATGCGTCGTCGCCCGAGCCACCGTGAAGCTCATTTGTGATACCCCGCGTCAAATTTGATTGGCCTCTAGCGGTCGCATCTAAAACGTCGTTGCCGCTACCACCGAAGAGTTGGTTGGTGATATACGCACGGTCCCCGTTAAATTCCGATTCGGCAAAAGCTGTAATATGGTCGTTGCCTGAACCGCCATCGACAGTGTTGGTGAGTATATTCTCGCCGACGATACCACGGCCATCTGCAATGGCATTGATGGTGTCGTTACCGCTTCCGCCAAATACGTGGGTATTTAGGGTTACAGTTCCGAAGACCGCGCCTGCCACATTTGCGGTAGCGTCGATCGCATCGTCGCCGTTGCCACCATCAAGTAGCACGTCCGCCTGTCCCGTACTGTTAGGAAGGAATCCTTCGCCCTGAAGAGTGACCGTCGCGTCGAGGTTGTCATTTCCTGTTCCGCCGAACTGAACGGTAAGTCCGCTCACATGAGCATTGCTCTGGAGCGGGACGATCACATCAGTCATTAACGTGTCGTCGCCGCTACCGCCAATTAATGCGGTCAAGTTAAATGCGCTGTTCAGGTGATCATTACCGGCAAGGCCCGAGACAATATCGCCTTCGGCATGGGCGCTGAGGACATCGTCGTGTCGGGTGCCAGTGATTGAATGATTGATGGGATTAATGAGCGAAAGCCAATCAAGGGCCGCAGAATCATCCGCCATTGTTTTCTCCCTCAAACGACAACAACTAAGCCGCTCGGCAGTGCTCCTCCCAGCCGCCAAATGTGCGACTGCGGAGACTCGACAAAGCGAGCCGATTTAATTCAGCAATCCAATCCTCAATTCAATTAAATGTCTAATCACTTTAGGCGTGAATGGTCACCGCGAATGTCGCGTGTAGTAACCCGGGCGGCAGCCCAATACGCCGCCACACAAGCGCAAGGGATAGCCTCCCATTTTAGTCGCCCCCCCCAGCGTGTGCACACCGCAGGCAACAGGCGGCCTCCTGTACTCTACCTGATCCAATCTGACGTACCTGCACCGCCAACGGAGTGGGTCCTTCCCGCGCCGCTTCCACCGCAGGTGCGGCGCAGCGCGGAAATCCAAGCTTCACAAAACCTCCTACGGGGGACGAAATGAAAAACGCCGATACAGTCGGCGCTGGCGAGCTCGCCGATTGGCTTGGCGTCTCGTCGCAATCGATCGCCGCTTTCGCAAATGATAGCAAGGTCGTGCGCCTCAAGCGCGGTCGATACGATCTGCGCGCCAGCGTGCAAACCTATACCGCCCACCTTCGTGAAGTGGCAGCAGCTCGCGGTGGCG